ATCTACTGGTACATACTCATCACCAACTTTCTTCTCTAAGTGAATTTGTGTTGGCATATTAAGAATGTTATCATCCCAATCAAAAGAATATGCTCTTTTTTGGAACTCTACCAATCTGTTATACTGTGTTTCTGTTAATTGTACTTTCATAGGGTTATATTAAATGGGGAGATTTCTCTCCCCATAATAATTTATTATTAGATATTATCAAAGTTAGCACCTGTGTTAGTAATATTAAACTCAACACTGATGTATTCTAACGATCTTGTTGGTTTAATAAAGATTCTACCATTTAACTCATTTCTATCGATAGATTCTGGATCACTGTCTACCTGTACTCTAAAGTCAGTTAAACCTCTTTCCTTTCTAATGTTATCTAAAATTGGATTCACTAATGATAAGAATTGGTTTCTTACAATTGAATCGTTTTGTTCAAATAACAATCTGATAGAAACTGCTGAAATAAGTTTTCTTGCTTGTAACAATAATCTTCTAACGTTGATTCTGTTAAGTGCAGTTTCTTTACTTTGTAAAGTTTTATTACCCCATATAACTACACCTACAGTTGAGAATGTTGCCATTGGGTTAATCATACCTTCGTATAATGTATCTCTTTGATCTAAAGTCAATTTAGTTCTTGCTTTGATTGCGTTTGTTGTTCCTCTATTTACACCCGCTGTAGCGAACCAAGGGAAAGCAACATTATCAGTCAATGCAATGTTTCTAACAACTTCAATAGTTGGTGGTAACCAAACATATTGATTGTTCTCAGTGTCTTGCATCTGCAACCATGGGAAGTAAGTAGCTGAATAGTTAGAATCAATTCCTGAATCTGCAACTACGTCAACAGCTTCATCTGGAGTCATCGCAACTACACCACTACTATCAGTATCAGGAGTTGTAATGATATATAATGAATCCGCTCTTTCGTCCTCTACCATATCAATTGCTTCTTCTAATAAAGAAATATTATCTCTACTATCAATACCAGGAGTAGCAAATATATTAATATTTGTTGATTCTGGATTATCGAAAGTTCTAATACCTTCGAAGTATGCGTAATAGTCAGTATCTAATCCATCTACACCTGTAGAAGTAACTCTAGACTCAAATTGTCCAGTTCCACTAGGACCACCTAAAGTAGCTTTAGTTCCATTTATTCTATAAGCATCTCCATTAGTTCTTTGTGTTCTATAGATATCCCATCCATCATAACCACCAAATGGTGCGAATGTGAATTTTCTAGAATCTAGTTTTTCATAGTCAGTACCACTTAATGCTGCGTCATTTCTAAACTCAGCAGAACCTACTTGGAATGTATTAGATACACCAGCGATAGTTGTTGTAGTAACACCTGAATCCATATGGAAACCATCAGTCTTACCAGTCCAAGCATCTGCTCCTTTATAATTGAAGAAGTCTTGGTCAATCCCTATTGAACTACTAAGTCCTAAATAAGATTTTCTTTTCTTCTCAGTAGAAGTGTAAGAAGTTTTATATTCTATTTTTGGTGCAACACCATCTACGTTGTCACCATCATAGTCTCTAACAGTAACACCTTCGAAACCTGCTGGAAATGCATCCGTAGGATACTTATCAGCCAATTCAACCATAATGTAGTTACTCTTTAATACATACTCACCATCGGCAGTACCAATCTTTCTACCAATAAATCCATTATTAGCTGGATCCATAGAAAGTTTAGAGTATTTTTCAACAATTAAAGGACTAACATCAGTATCTGCAAATTTTCTAACTACTAAGTCAAATGTTTTTTCATCTGGTTTAATATTAAGTATAGAAACTTTAATATCTTTATTTGCTGCATCTCCATCAGAAATAGTTACCATTCTAAATAACCTTTCTAATTCACCACCTCTTAATTCAGATAGAATGTATGGTGATACTGCTGATTGATATTGTTCGTCATAATCGTTTAACTTTCCTGCCATCTGTACAAGTGTAGTATTAATACCTCTTACTTTTCCAGCTGCATTTAAGTCATCTAAACTATTTTTATATATTTCTTCTACAAATAACTCAGTATCTTTATCTTGTGCTGATACACCTAATACTTTAGTTATGTAGTTTTTCTTTGTTTTATCTAAAGAAACATTATATGTGAAGTTTTCACTATCTCTATTTGTACCACTAATACTAAATGTAGTTAATGGGTCGTTATCTACAGTAGTTCCAACAATATTTACTGAAGTTGATG